TTTTTTTTTATAGGTCTATATTTATTAAGAGTAATAATGTTTGTTTTTATAGCGTTGTTTCCTCTGTTCATAATCTTCATCTTCGGGATCATCAGGATGAGCGACTAAAAAGCCATCACGAATACGCAATAAAGCTTGTACACACGTATCATGAATATCATCAAACTTTCCATAAGGAAAAGCTGCTGATTCCTCTATGACGCTTTTAGTCCAATCTTTATCTAAAGTAAACACTAATCCACCTTCAAACATTGAAGCTACCGAGTGCGTTCTGGATATTTTATCTCTATCGGGAGTATAAGTAATTACAGGTACTCCTGACCTTCTCATATCTTGTATTAAACTCTGGCCTGAAGCTCTTTTTTCTATTAATACTTGATCGGGATACCATTTTTCATAAGTATCTTGTGCTCTTTTTCTTAAATCTGGATATTCTAATCTTTCTTTCCATGCGTCTAATAATAAACATGCAGCGTAAGGTTTATTTTCTTTATCTCTAGTTGTATAAACTCCCCATGTTGTACATGCAGAAAAGTCAGCTGTATCTTTTGTACTAAAAGCAGTATCATAAGATTGAACAACATATGATAAAGTTGGAATTTTATCTTCTGGATATATCTTCCACCAATCTCTTTTAATAATGGATCCTTCATCAGCAGCTGGTTGTTGTTGATAAAGAGCTGACCATACTCTTTCTCCTACTGTACTTCTAATTTGTTCTAAAGCTTCTTTCGAATAAGCTTCAGGCCAAAGAGCATTTCCTTTTGAATCAATAGCTGGTAAATCTAAAATTTTCCAATCTTCTTTACTTTCATTTAAGATATGTCCAGCTAAATCATCTTGGTGCCATCTAGTTTGAATTATAATTATTTTTCCACCTGGCTGTAATCTAGTATAAGCGACTGACTTATACCATTCGATTAAATTTTTTCTTTGAACTTCTGACTCTGCGTCCTCTCTTCCTTTAATCGGGTCATCTATAATTAATAAATGCGCACCTCTACCTGTAATTGCTCCTCCTGCACCTACCGCTGAATACGTTCCTCCTTGCATTGTATGAAATCGTTTAGCAGAAGTTGAATCTGATCGAAGGCCCACTTGTGGAAATACTTTGTTAAAGTCAGGACTAATAATTTGATTACGGACCTTTCGTCCAAAGTCATCTGCTAATTCTTGAGCATAAGTAGCTTGTATAACAAATTCATTAGGATTATTTCCTAGATACCAAGCTGGAAAGAACTCTGAACATAACATTGATTTTCCATGTCTTGGTGGCATAAAAACTGCTAGTCTAGTTATTTCTCCTTTTTCTAAAAGTTCTAGATTTTGAGCAATTAATCTTATATGAGCAGGATCCTTATAGCCAGGATATATATGTTTAGCATATTGTAATAAAGTTTTTCGAGCTTCAGAAGTAGAAAGAAGTTTATTTAAATGTTCTACTACTTCACCTGCACGTTTATCTTTGGTTTTTTTGTATATCTGAATAGCTGACTTTAACTGTTCCTTGATCTGGAGTTTTTGCATTCTGTAATCCTTGTCCTACTGCTCCTTTTAATCTATAATCTTCAAAAGCTTTAGTTAATTTTATAAAAGGTTCTACTTCTTTTTTAACAATTTTTTGCCAATGTAAAGAAGGTTGTCCTATTTTATCTAAATACCACGCTAATTTAGAAGCATCAGCAAATCTTTGATTTATCATTTTCTGATGATGTAAGTCTCCTTCTTCTTTAGGGTTTCCTTCTTTATAAACTCTTGTTTTAAAAATTTCGTCATTATTATTTCCTGTTATATCAGCTCTATCATGTAAAACTTTAACTCCTACATCTTGCATGATATCTAACATGTAAGCAATCTCTGAGAGCCACGCATCATTTTGGCCATGTAAACTTAAATGATCTAGACATCTAAACCAATCCCAGGGTACAATAGGAAAGATACTGTAAGGATGATCAGTTGATTCTTTTACCCGGAGCAATTTAAACTGGCCATCAAACTTTCCTATTTCTGAATCCCAATCTTTAGTTTGCATTATAGCATCGTCATTAAAGATCATGATCCATGTACCTTGAGCATATACAGAGAGAGCATTATTGTATCTGTGTAAATTTTCGTAACCTAATCTTTTAAACTTAATTACTGATCTAGCAGGATGTTTAACATCTTTTAAAAAATCTATACTTTCTTTATCATCGTCATCTACTCCATAAAGTAGTTGAATCTTATCAGGTTCTTTAGCATTATCTAATAATGATTCTGTACATTTCTTAATTAAAGGAATTCTTTTACGAGTAGGAAGTAAAACTGATATGGACATAATTCACCTTATTCTGTTTATATGAATATATAAACAAAAATATTTGCCCACCGTCCTCCCTGTTTCTAGTAAGTCTCCCTACCGTTTAGTGAAACAGCACCTAAATTACTTTTTATTTCGTAAAGAAACTATTAAAGTTCCGTAATATTCAGTAATTAGGTTCAGTGATACAATTATTTTTTCTAATATCCAAGATATTAATAAACTTGCATATCTAAACAATTTTAGTATAAGCTGCACTATATAAATAGGAGCTAAAGTTACTCCCATTAACAACAAGCATATACTCACTGTTATAAAATCTAAAGTTTTTTCCAATAATTTAATTCGGTAATTTAAGAAAGAAAAATGATTAATGCTATAATAACAGCTATTACTATTCCGCAGCTCCAGCCAGTTGATTTACATAAAGGACACATTCCGTCTTTCCATAATTTTGAAGAAAAAGGTATATATTGACATACATTAAAAGTTTTAAGCCAAGACACTAAACTATTAATTTTATTTTTTATTTTTAAAATCATAAGATACTCCTTATATTTTTTCCGTAGGCTACTATTTAAAAAGCAAAATGTACAGCTATAAAATTTATATACATTTAACTCATTCATCACTCTTTCTCTATCTTTCTCCCTAGAAAGAGCCCATTCGCTTTTTAAACTTAATACGATTTTTTTTATTTAAACTTAATACGATTTTTAAATACTATTTATTTAAGATTAGTTTTTTATTTTAAGATTAGTTTTTTTTAATTAGTCTTTAAGAAAAAAAAGAATAAAAAAAAAGACTAGCGAAAATTAATTCGCTAGTCTTTTTAAATTAAAGTCTATTAAAGACTATTAATTTTATTTTCGAAATATTTAATATTTTCTAATATTTCGTTCGATACTTTATTAGTCTTAATATATTCTTTATTAGAATTTAATAAGTCTAAATATAAGTCTTTTTTATTTTTATCTAAATAACTATTTAAATCGATTAATAGATTAACTTTTTTAAATCTATTATTTTTAGTCGTATCGTATTCTATATCGATTTTTCTATAATCGTTATTAAAAGCTTTCTCTATAGTAGTAGAAAATCTAGCTTTTTCGTAAATAAAAAAAGACTTCGTTTTATCTCTTTTATTATTAAATAATCTAAATAAAATTTTTTTATTCGCGTATTCTCTAAACGATAAAGCTATTTTATTCTCGACTATTTTATTAGATATATTTTTCGTTTTATTTATCTATTCTCGCTTTCTAATTATTCTTAAAATATTTAAAAAAATATTTCTTTTTAAATAATTAAATAGAATTATAGTTTATTTTTTTAGAAATTAAAAGAAAAAAAACGATTAATTCTAGTATAAGTAGAATATTTTTTGTTCTCTATTCGTTCTCGTTTTGTTCTTGTTATTCTATTTTTAGTTTAAATAGTAATATAAGCATATAATAATATTAAAAACATAGTTAATATTAATTTTCTAAAATAGTATATTAGCATTTTTTACTTTCTTTAATTAGTTTAATTTATTTTTTAATATTAGTTTATTTTTTTATATTAAAAAACGTTTTTATTTTAATTTAAGTATTTTATCGTAGGAAATTGTATAAAGCTTTTTTTATTATTTGTTTTTGAATGATTGAAAAAGCTCTATCATTTTTTTTATTTTTCTTGATCCCTGCTGCACACTCTTGATCCTAGGATCCGCACGGATCATCTAGGTTCAAGCACACTTCAACAAGCCAATTTCAACAACAAAAAGGGAGCGATTATCTCGCTCCCTAATTTATGATTATTATAATTGTGATATGATTTGCTCGAAATATTTTTGATTATCTATAATATTTTGAGGTACTTTATTATTTTTGATAAACTCTCTATTTGAGGCTAGTAATTCCTCATAGAGTTTCTTTTTAGATTTAATGATATACTGAGGTATATCTATTAACACATTAACTTTTTTAAATCTAAGGTTAGCAGTTGTATCGTACTCTATATCCACCTTTCTATAAGAGTTTTCGAAAGCTTGTTTAAGAGTTGAACTAAGTCTAGACTTTTCATAAATGAAAAAAGATTTTGACTTATCTCTCTTCGGATTAAATAATCTGAAAAGAACTCTTTTGTCTGCTTTCTCTCTTAATGAAAGAGGTACTTTGTTTTCTACTATTTTTTTCATATATTTCTTCTTTCTGTTTTAGTTAATATCTGCAGTATATATTTTTTTATACATAATTAAACAAAATAATATTATTTGTTTAATTATAATGTTGTGGATATATATACTCCTGATCCTCGTTGCACACTCGTGCTCCTAGGATCCCTGCTGATCACTTAGGCTCAAGCCAATTTCAACAGCCTTCAACAAGGCCGGGTTGCTTGCTACTGAATGTTGTGGTCCTTTGCAATCTTGTCTAGGTATGAGGACATCTCATCATCGTTCATAGCATCAAGTGTTGAGTGTTGTACTTCTTTCTTCTCAATCAAAAACCCTAATAGTTGAGACTTCAACCTTATCGCATTGACTGCTGCTGAATACTGCTTCTTGCCACAAGCATCAGCATACACTTTATCGAGCTTCTCTACCTCTTTTGACACAGACTCACTTGTCAAGCGCCTAGCATCAACTCTTAATCTATCGATGTACTGGATAATTTTATCCTTCTTTAAGTTGCGGGCAGCTTGTACGTGAGCTGAAGTTTCAGAATAACCTGCGTCAACAGCAGCGTTTCTCTTACCTTTTCCACTAGCTATACCCTCACAGAACTTCTTTTCCATGTGGGTTAAGGTTGCCTCATTTGTTTGATGTAATTGGTCTATAGTTATCGCCATATTTATCCAAATATAACGATTTATTTAGGAATGTAAATTAAAGATTACAAGCCTTAATTATATCTTTATCCTCGAAGTAGTGATCGTGAAATTCTTTTTTCTTAACCTTTAATAACCGATACGTCCCAAGGTGACTATCGTGCTCGGTTGTAAACTCTCCAACCTTTTTACCTTTAAAAAATATATCACCTTCCTCGCAATCCATATTACTATATAAACCATTTAATATTTCTCCATCTTTAGTCCTATAGTATAGAAAACTCCATGTTTTTTTAAGTTTCATAATTATTCTCCTTTATAAAATAAGTATGATAAAATACTATTTCATCTGGGTTTAATTTAGTTTTAAAAGCAATAGTAGTCCAATATTTATTATCGTAAAATTCTGAAATAGTTATATTTTTAGATTCATCGTAATAAATAGTTAAAATAGTATCGTTTATATGGTTATTATATGTTGCTATTTTATTAGTGTCGTTATAAGTGGCGTCAAAAGTTTCGCCTAGGCATTTTTCTTCTAAGGACTCTATATATTTTTTAGTATCCATTAGTTCTCCTTTCTATATTTATTTATAATTTTAAATATATAGAAAGAAGAACAATATTAAACAATTATCGTTTAGTTTGTGCGTCCACTCTTTGAATGTTAGCTTTTATCTGATCCTGCAACTTTCTATGCATATTATCTATATGTTCCATAGCTTTATATTTCTTTCCAGCATGATCGCTATCATTTTTCTCTCGATGAATAAGAGCATCAGCAAGTATTATATCGAAACCTTCAGCAGTAAAGTAGACATCGTAACCTCTATACATAGCCCGATGAGTAATTACTCTTAAACCATATTTTCTTAAGTCCTGAGGTTTTTCGTTATAATCAGCCTTATAGATGATATGATTTTTTCCAAAGTCTTCAATATACTTTTTCAACTCTTCATCTGTAACACTCCCTTCTTCGTTCCTTCTTTCTTCTCGTTGTAACCAAGATAAAGCTACAACATCAGAGATACTACCTTTTGGCATTTAAACCCTCCATTCTAGCCGGTATCACGACTTCGTTATCACATTTATTACAACATACTCCACTTTCTTTTACTGGTGATGGATTAGCACCAAACTCAGTAAAAAGTTTATTACATATAACACAAGTCTTTTCGTCAAGATTGATATTATTCTCTTTACAGAATTTATCAATCAATTCTTCTATCGACCAAGGACTTATACTATCTTCACGAGCCAAAC